TTAGAAACGTTCAAGAACTGTTTCTATAAGATGCCTTACTTTAGGTTTATAGTCTGTATTTGCGTTGTTAAGCCTGCGTTCGGCAATGATGCAGCATACAGTCATCGCACGGTGTCCGAGGAGTTTTGCCATACCTTGGAGACATGCTGATTCCATCTCGAAGTTTGTAATCGGTCGACCGTTGAACCGGAAGCTTTCGATTTTCTCGTTCAGATTGGGGTCAGCCAGTTTCAGACGCACCATTCTTCCTTGCGGAGCATAGAAGCCTACAGCTGCAATTGTAAATCCTCGCACCATGTCATCACGACCAATTCTCTCTACAAGCTCAGCATCGGCATTTACAGTGTAAGGAGCAGCCCATGTCTCTTTCCATTCCGTATGTTTGCAGAATTCGCGTTCAAACTCAAGATCGCACACTTTATCACGGTCGGCGTAGAAATTCAGAATGCCGTCGAATCCCATGCCTTTTTCTGCTATTACGAAATCACCAATGTGCAAATCCTCCTGTAATGATCCGGAAGTTCCGATACGCACGATGTTGAGAGTGCGATGTTCCTGTTTTATTTTCCGGGTCTTGAAATCTATGTTGGCAAGAGCGTCAAGTTCGGTAACGACAATCTCAATGTTGTCCGGACCTATGCCATGAGAAATGACCATCATCGGTTTCCCCTTGTATGTGCCGCCTATCGCATGAAACTCTCGTGACGAGACATTATAATCTATCGAATCAAAATATGACGCCACCATATCCACTCTGCCGGGATCTCCGACAAAAATGATATTGTCTCGGAGTTGTTCCGGAGTGAGGTGAATGTGAAAAACAGAACCGTCCTCATTGATTATGAGTTCGGAAGCGGGTATAATTCTATCGTCTGTCATAAAATGCATTTAATAATAAAATTTTAAAATGTCCATAGCAGATATTGATGTCAGATCATGACTTTAATTAATTGTAGTCTTGGAAACTGTTTAAATCAGGCATCAATATGCTGGTATGAAAGTTCAATCTCTGATAAGTAAGTGTTGGAAATTAGCTTATATTAAATTTTAGGAGATTTTGAGATGATTTCATGATTCCGAAGAAGGAGCATAGCGGGCTATGCGACTGATGAGAAATCATGAAAGCATCCAAAAGATTCAAAATTTAAATAAGCACGGCATTTACTTATTATAAACTAATTTTCAATATTTACTTATTATAAACAATATATAGTTGTTTATGTCATGCAAAAATAGTGAAAATGCCCGAAAAGAATAAAAATAATGAGAAAAATTTGGTGTGTTACTGAAAAAGTTGTAATTTTGCACGCTATCAAAAACGACTGAGGAAAGATGCCGGAGTGGTCGATCGGGGCGGTCTCGAAAACCGTTGTGCCTTTTAGGCACCCAGGGTTCGAATCCCTGTCTCTCCGCTGAAATGACGCTAATTATCTAATAGACAGATAGTTGGCGTTTTTCTTTAAGAAGAGTATAGACGCGTTGTAGACGGAATCGGGAAAGAGATTCCGGCAATGCGAGAAAAAAAGTAACCGGCACGTTGGGTTTTTCGGAAGAAAAATTCGATATGTCAAAAAAAAATTTGCCCCTCCGGCGACGCAATTCGGACAGTGAAATAATAGGGTACAGGTTACCCGTCTTCCACGGCACCGGGAAGAAAGTATATGTTGATTTTTACGCGTATGATCCGATGCGCGGTGAGCTTCGCCGCAAAAAGATCCATCTTGACCACATATCAACAAAAGTTGCTCAGAGGCGACATGCACATGTACTGATAAGTACATTGACAGAAAAGCTGTTGAGCGGGTGGAATCCATGGTGTGACGCGGCAACGAGCCGGGGATTCACCCCGATAGAGACAATCATCGAGAAATACAAGGAATACATAGGGAGGACAGGGCGGAAGAAAACACAGCAGTGCTATAACTCGCGCTGCAACATACTTGAGGAATACAATTCCACAAGGCTCCAGCCGATACGATACGCGTACCAGTACGACAAGGCGTTTGTAATAGATTTTCTTGACTGGGTGCTGCTCGACCGCGACAGCGGGGCGAGAACGCGCAACAATTACAAAGGATGGTGTTCCGCATTCGGGGAATTCATGGTACATCGGAAATACATCGACAGTAATCCGGCTGAAGGGATTCCCAAGCTTCCTGAAGACTCGAAGTTTCGTCAACCTCTGACAGAGCAGATGATGCGAAAGCTGCACCGACATCTGAAGCAGGAAGATCCACACTTCCTGCTTGCGGTAATGATGGAATATTTCACATTCATACGTCCGACAGAGCTTAGCAATCTCCGGCTCCGTGACATAGAGATAAAAGAGCAGCGGGTGTTCATATCGAAAGAATTCAGCAAAAACAAGCGCGACGGATATGTCGGATTAAACGAGACGATCATCCGGATGATGATAGACCTTGACACATTCTGCAGTCCCGGAGACTGGTATCTGTTCGGCAAGGGATTTGCGCCAAATCCGGAGAAAGCGGGACCGGACCAGTTCAACAAGCGATGGGTTCGGATGCGAAAGAAATTAGGATGGGGTAAAGAGTATCAGTTCTACAGTCTGAAAGACACCGGCATCCGCGATCTTGCCAATTCAGAGGGTATAGTGATAGCCCGGGACCAGGCACGGCATACGGATGTGTCTACGACAAACAGATATCTCGGCGTGGAGAAGAGCGTGCACGCCGAGACTAAAAGTTTCAAAGGAGCCTTTGAAGATGATCAGAACCTATAGAACTCACCCTTGATCAGCCTCGACATCCCGTTTTGCGAGAAAGAAGCTGTAAGTTTAGAGCATACATACCTTTTTCCTTTTATAAAGAAAGTTGCACGGGGAGACGGAAGGGAATCCGACAAGAAAGAAAACTTGTAGAGTTTTTTCGGATCAACAGAGAGATAACCTTCCACTCCCCGGGCAAATCCATGGTTTAGACGGAGAGAGAAATCCGGGAACGGCATATATTTGAAATAATCATATACGACAACATTAGAAGTGACAGGGCATAACCCTATTACTTCATGAAACGGCTGGTACCCCGGCCAGAATCCGAGGTAAAGCTTATCGAAATACTCCGACTTGGAACTTTCTCCGGCTTCGATACTCTGATAGACGAGAGGCTGCACCGCCTTCTGGATATCGATCCATTCCTGCGTCGGGTTGCCGCTGCCATCCCACAGATCCTTGTCTGTTCCGAAATTGAGTACTTCATCTCCTGAGACTGAAGAATCGTCCGAATTCGAAAAGTAGAGGAAAGCACAATTGAACTCAGCCATATCGACAGGCACCGGGACAGTCTGGATCTCGACAGAGTCATCGTCATCCGGATCCACGATATAATCCCCGAACACATTAACCTGAATAAGCTCGTAATGGTGGAACCATCCCTTGCCCGGGATCTCCACGTAATCCGTGGAATGGAATATAAAATAAGCATCGAATTCCCGGATATAATAAAGATTCCGCTGCACAATGTCGTTCCTATGGAAACCGAAGAACTCGTAAGCCTTGAATTTAGAGACGAACTCCTCCATGTAGTCGAACTCGACAAGGCATTTGTATATTCTTTCCCCTTCCGGATATCTGTGTCCGTCATCTCCGACAATATAACCGGATCCAGGCATGATCCATCCCGAGGAACTGTTCGGGTTCTTTTTCCTCAGATTCACAAACCAGTCGCAGGAATGAATCTTCCAGAACCGGGAACCATTATCCTTGAAAGAAATATTTTTGAGCAGGTCAAGATCCGATTTGTCGTCATTCATGGTATCGATGTCCGCCGAGAACTCATCGACAACAATATCGACATCGACCGGTGCGATACCGGCAAGGATATCCTCAGTAAACCTGAAAGATACAGATTTGGCGACATTATTGATCTCGAACTCACCTCTGAGAATAATTTCGAGATTTTCGAAGAACTCGTTGACAGTCCAATGCGGCAAAGCAGCTGTGTAATCAGACACAGCAAGAGCCGCCGGAAGCGCATTGCAGACAAGAAGATGCCGGAACCTGGATTCTTCCAGAGACCGGATATCACAGGAATACCCGATTTTGTCGCAAATGCGGTGGATAAGGACAGTGATATACGGCATATAAGACAGCCCCCTGTTGTCCGGATCCCATTTCCAGATGCCGTTCTCCTTCACGACATTATTCTGCACGATGCCGGAATTAGCGTTAACCCAAGGTATAGCTACCGCCTCGGCTCCCTGATCATAAGACATCCAATGCTGAGCCGGAGGAGCAGAGGCAAGCGGAACATCAAACGGAACGATTTCAATCTCATTGACATAAATCTCCTCCAGATCCTTTTCGAAATTCTGCACGCTTCTGCCCTCAAGAAACTGTATGGAAAGTGTAGACTCGTTAACAGACACTATTGCGACTATACCCTGCATAGTAACCTGTGGAGTCACAAGCATTGCAGAAAACTTAAGAGTATCGAGATCCGCATCCATGCGCCAGACAATCCCGAATACCTCGGAATTCACTGCCGACTCCTTGAGTGGAATCTCAATGTCAAAAGAATACCCATCCGCATTCGAGAACAGCCTGTTTTCGGCAGTAAATTCAAAAGAAATATCAGAAGGCAACGCAATCTCGCGCCCCTCTACAAACAATTTAATCATGATCTGAGTCTTCTTGATTTATTTCTGATCATACGGTTATATCTTTTTTCCGCTTCATTTATGCCACCCTCGCCTGTAACGGAATTGACCGTAACAAATGGACTGTCGAGCCGTCTGTTCAGGCGAGATATTGCAGCCGACAGTTCCGGATCGGCAGAGACCTGAGGAGCTGGCGGAGTCTGCTGGATTATCACAGGCTGCTGTCGTGCCGGAGCGAAAGCGTTGAACATAGGAGCAGCCACAGACCGAGACACATCCTGCATGGAGATGGATCCGATCCTGTTGTTCCGCTGTGCATACTCCAGCATTTCGATCAGCGGGCGAGTACGTGGAGAATTCACGAGCTTCTGCGAAGCCACCCACTCTCCTGCATGGACGATCCCCGCTGGTTCGTCCACGCGTCCGGGACGCGTGAAACCACCTTCCGAATAACCTACGGCTGCAGCCGACTGTTGCTGTTTCTTCAGCAACGCTATCTGAACGGCACCCTGAGCAACAGCCATGGCAGCAGCGATTGGCGCCAATACCAGGCCAGCCGGACCACCGACAGAAAGACCGGCATTATATGCCTGAACTGCATTGGCGGCAGTCTGCGCAATGGTAGAGATGATCTGGAGCTGAAAATTCTTTTTAGACTGTTCAGCCTTAAGACGATCAAGCTCTTCCTGTTTTTCTTTTTCAAGTTTTTTAGTAAGATAAGAATTACCCTCAGCATAGGCGATTTCCTTATCGTATCGTTTTTCTACAGCCGCCGCCTGCATCTCATATTCAGCTTTCTGAAACTCTGTAATCTGAGACATGACAGAAGTGACTACAGCAGCAGAGGCAGAGATTCCTGCAGCAAGAGAATCAAACGGATTTGCGTCAGGATCTTTGAGAGCTGCCGCAAAATCAGCCCATGCCTGATATGCTGTAGTCAGCATGGCTACCCATTCAGACTGGGAAGTTCTGAGAGGATCCACAAGGGCGGCGTTCATTTCAGCTTTAATTCTTGAGAGACGCTTGGCGTATTCGTCTGCATCGATGGTGCCTTTTTTCAATGCATCATCGAGCTTTGTTTTTTGTGAGTCAAAAATTTTGCGGACAGACGCAGTTTTGCTCTCAGCACTCCCCGGCAAATTTTTTAATTCATCGGCATGATCTTTCTTTTGTTGTTTTTCAAGATCCGATTTCCACTTCTGGAATTGAGCCTCAGAAATATACTTTTCATTATACAGGGTTTCCAAGGCTTTAAACTCAAGATCATATTTCTCCTTAACGCTAAGGCTGTCAAATTTCTGTTGGAACTCGTCAGCCTTTGCAGCGAGAAGTTTCTTCTTATCCATCATATCTGAATAGAGAAGGTCCTGGATCTTCCACTCCATCTCCTCATATTCCTTAGTTCCTTTGTCATATAGCTTCTGTTCATCGGCAAGAGCATTGTAACGCACAGTCATAAGCTCTTCTTTGAGTTTCAGTTCATCGGCAAGAGTCTTATTCCTTTTGAACGCATAGCGTGCGTTGATATCCCTTTCCTCGACGGTAGCGATGCGCTGAATTGCTTCCTTATTCAGTGCAATGCGCTGCTCATTATATCGAGCCTCATGTTCCAAACGCTTCTTGAGCAATTCCGCATGATCAGCATCCTCCTTGAGGTTATGCTGTTCATACAACTTTATCGAGTCCTTAAAGAATTTATCTTCAATCTGATACTTTTGTTCCTGATATTTGCGATAGTCCAGATCACCCACAGCACGCTCAGCGAGAATGCGGGCAAGTTCCTTGTCCCGTTCAGCCTCTATGTTTTTAAGAGCCTCCTTGAACTCCTTGCGAGCCTTTATTGCGGCGCGCTTCGCTTCAGCTTCAAGTTTCTTCTTCTCCTTATCAGAAAGTCCCGGTGTTATTCCCGGTTCTTCCTGATCTTCCGGGTCTGATCCGTCATCGGAGAAATATGTGTCTGCAAATGCTTTAGATGACGCATATGTTCTGGAAAGTTTCTCATTAGCTTTTCTCAGTTCCTGAATATCCGACTTATTAGACCTCATCCCTGCAGCTGCGGTCTTCATCTTGCTTCTCTGGTCTGAAGTTGATTCAGGTCGATACATTTCCTGAGCACCACCTCCCTGCATGGCAATGGCTCCGGCTACTGATGAAGCAGACGCACCTGCACGATCTGCCTGAGCGCGATTTCTGGCATCGATCAGCCTTTTCTCCTCTGAAGCTTCCTTGAATGTATTCCGATTTTCCTCAAGTTGCTGCTCAAGCTCGAGGATCTTTTTCTCATTTTCGAGAACCTTTTCTGCAGCAGCTTTTGCCTTCGCATTTGCTATGATGGATTTAGTAAGTTCATCATATGCGGTCTTAGCTTTCCCGAGCATGATCTGTTCCGTGGTCATTTGTCCGAACTGATCCGGAAATAAAGAGATTAACTGTCTTGCAGCCTTAATCCTCTCTTCCTTGGATTTAGCTTCATTATTTGCAGCATCATACAGATATTTGAGTTTTGAGATCTCCTCGGAATATTTTTCCAAAGCAGCCTTTGAAATGTCTGTCATTTCCCGTATCTGTTTTTTGCGCTGTTCATTTGCTTCTTTCATCTTGCGTTGCATATCGGAATATCTTTGACCGAGGATAAAAAGGACAGATGCAGCCGTAGTGATCAGACCGATCCAAGAAGTCATCTTCATAGCAGCCATAGCCTTTTGCCAGCGCATCTGCATGTCGTAATTAACCTGAAGTCCATTTGTAAAATACTGGATACCGTTGGCAAGAGCTGCGAACATCAGTTTAGCAGCCGGACCGACACCGTTACAGAACTTAACAGCGGCATTCCATATTACAGTAGATTTCGCAGCCATGGAGACCCGGGCATTGTATACGAGCACAGCAGCATTGTAAGTAGCGAGTCCTATTGCAGCGAAAGCGATCTCTTTCTTGTTGGCAATGATAAAATCAACCGACTGGCTCAGGAACCGGAGCATGATTCCAGATCCCGATATAATATGGCTCATCACCGGCTGAAGCTTCTCACCCAGTTCCACAGCAATTTCATTGACTCTCTTCTTCGCCTTTTCAAGTCCAGCCATTACAGTATTATTCTGCACGTTGAACTCATTATCGATAGAAGTAGCCTCAGAGAATGCCTTGTTTGCGGCTTCCTGCTGAGCCACTACCTCATCGATATGTGAAGCAAGAGTCGACATTGCAGATATCGCACGAGAGCCATTCTCACCCATATTTTTGAACATGGGGGAGAGGACATCCATGTTGCCGGCTTTCTTAAGGCAGGACATGAAGAAAATGAACGCCTGATTCATATCTTCCTTGACCAACTGCGTAAACTTCTTCACGTCCATTCCAGCAACCTTTGCATATTTGGCTGGATCCTGATAAATTCGCACCATCACCTGTGACAATGCAGTTGCGGAAGCTTCGAGAGTCTGATTGTTTGAATCAAGGACAGCAGCATAGCCCATGATCTGTTGCACTGTCAAACCAGCCTGTGCACCCACACCGCCCATGCGTGATGCGAACTGGGCAAGATATGGTGCCGAAGCGGAGCAATTCTGAGACAATTCATTGATAACAGAGCCCACGGCAAGCAGTGACTTTTCAGTTCCGAGGCGTTTTTCATCCCCGAAAATGCCGGTAAGTTTAGAAAGGGTCAATGTCGCCCCCTCTCCGAGGTCATCCAGAGCCACATTGATTTTGTCTGCAGCCCTGACGTATCCGAGAATGGCTTCCGGAGAAGTCTTGCCGAGACGTCCGGCTTCCTGGGCAAGTTGATTAAGATGTTCGCGAGAAGATCGTGTGTCTATTTTTTTGAATTCCGCATTTAGCGAAGCGACTTCTTCTTCCGTCATTCCGGTAAATTTACGTACATTAGCCATCTCCTGTTCCATCTCGGCATAGGACTCGACAGCTTTGCGACCAGCCATTACCAAACCCGTAACAGCTGCAGCCATACCCATAATTGCCGTCTGACAGTCATTGAGCCATCGGTTCATCCTTGACCACCGTGATTCCGGAGCCCTCATAGAAGAATTGACCTTATCAATCTCCTCCTTTACCCGCTTGATCATCTCGACCTGTTTCTTCCACGCTTCGGAACCGCGCTCGATGTTGTTGAGCTGTTTCCGGAGGGAATTGAGGGTTTTATTTAATTCCTTTGGGGACGCCCTGTCGAGGCGCGACAGAGTCTGCTCCACAGAAGCGGTTTCCGTGGAAAGCTGTTGCATGAGGCGTTTGTTATTGTTCAGATCCTGTTGCAGCTTCTTCATGGCGACCTTGTCACCGGCAAGAGCGGCTTCGTCAATCTTTTTCCTAAGCTGTTCCGCCTCTTTCTTAAGCTGGTTGAAAATCTTGTTAGCCTGAGATCCATTGACCTCAAGGTTAATTCTTGATGTCGCGTTATATGTTGCCATAAAAAAATAATTTATGGCAAAAGTATTGATGCGCAACTGATAAGAAAAAGACAAAAAAAAGAGACCCGGCAAATGCCGGATCTCCAAATCAAACAACAAAAATGTTACATGCGGGAAAGAAATTATTTCTTATGTTTTCTGACATAATCGAGCAAGATATCCGCGCATTCCTCGATTTCCTCGAGAGATGAGAAGAACAGCGTACCGTTTACCTGGTCATACTTTGTTTTGACATCGACACAGAAAGAAACGGGACCGTCTTCCATATCCGGATCCGGTTCAAAAGCGAAGTAAGAAGTAACGTTTTCGCCCTCCATCGTCTCATACCTTGAGCCTTTTGACTTAGGCACAATATCTTCATGATTATTCATCGTTCCCTCCTTTCCGGTCTAAAGAGTCGTTGTAGTTCCGGAATATGTTCTGCAGATCTGAAGTATAACATATTGATTTAACATTCTTGATTCCGATTACTGCCACATAATCTGTTTCAAAAGATCGCGATCCCTCCGGACGAATATAGAACCCGCTGTGGTACTCAACGATGAACTTTTTAGTTTTAGGATAATCTTCGTTCAATTTATGAATGAACTGAGAGAGATATGTCTTGAAATCCTTGAAAGCTTCTTCCATCATAAGGATATTCTTGAACTTAGGAAGCAGCCCCTCCAGAATCTTTCCTTTCCCGGTCTTACAATACTTCCGGTAAGTTGTGACATGATCAACAAAATAAATGCTCATGATCTACCTCCTTTCTCGAATTTAGTCTGAGGATAGATGCCGGCGAGAGCTGCGAATGCAGCCAGAGACGCGATGATATCGGCATCTAAAATCGTAGCGACATAGCACACTATCGCGCTGATGGCGGCTAAGTGCAGACCAAAGTTAGACAAAAACTTTGAAAAAACCTCGGTAATCCGGAAGTTTATAGCCGTTCCGGCAGGCTTAAATGAAATCGCTTTCATACAATCTTGATTTGTTTTCGCTTACAGACAGAGAAACGGCTGTCATATCCCGTTCGCGAAAACAAATCAAGATTGTCACTCCCGAAGAGCAAAAATAATGATGGATATGACAGCCGTAGCTGAGTATGATTCCGGGCATAAAAAAAGCCCGCGATATGTCCGAGCATTAACCGAAGCTCAGCGGGATTGATAACCAATCTTGATTGTTTCGCATTGCAAATATAGTAAAAAATTTGCAAATGCGCAAAGAATATGCTACTTTCTTTTTATCAACATGCCGGAAAGTTCAATTATATCGGCATTGTTAACCTCGGGCATAGTTATTTTCAGATTAATGATACCATCTGCATTTTGTTCCTTAGCGACTTTATACACGGCATCTAACGCTGTGTAATCACTTGGAAGTTTCCAAGAATTTGAATGCCGCTTCTTTTCGAGTTCTCCGTATAACTCATCATATCCCCGTTTTTCCGGAACATTTTGACTTATTATTTCGGTATCAGACATGACACCTGCCGTTTGTCTGACAACAACAGAACCAACAGGAACATAGTCAAATGAAACCGTGTTAGACTCAGTAATGAAGAAGCCTGCATCAGAATATCTTTGATAGTCCGTATAATATACTTTTGAGGAAAATTTAGGAGTGCAAGAAACGGAAGATATACACAAAACGGAGAGTGTGAGAAGCTTTAAGAATTTCATATCATGTTATTTATTATAATTTTTCTTTTTAAAAACATCATTGTAGAACCAATCGTGCATATGATTCCTAAGGTTCTGCCTTGGGTTCTCGATGATATAATGCGGCAGGAACTTATGACCGACACGTTTGAATCTTGAAAGAGTGTCAAGCGGGATCAGGTAGAATTTCTCCGGAGAATCAGGTGCGCCACCTACACCCAGAGCGACAACAATCTTACGTTTGGAGCTGCGCTGAATAGATTCGTATCTTGAGAGCTGGTAATCCTCAAGCCTGAAGCCTTCGCGCTGAAGGCTTGCGCGGTATTTGCACTCGATCCAATAATCGAGCTGTCCGCGGTCAGATTTCTGCGACACTAAGAAATCAGGATTAAGCTCATTTTCCGCAAAAGCACCCTCGGGCGATGTCGTTCCCTGATTCCATTGTTTGAGGCGTATTCCGTTGGCTTTAAGAATATCGGCGACATGACCCTCGAAAAGGTTCCCTTTCTGTTTAGGGTCTGTTGTCTCTTCAACCTTTCCGGTCTCAACCTGTGCCTGAGGATTGTCCGGAGAGATATCCGCCGGTTCCGGCTTTTCCTTCTGTGTCGGTTCCGGTTCCGGGAACGGAGATTCATCTTTTGGGGCATCTCCGGCATGATTCAAAGAATCCATGTCGATGTTATAAACGAAAGGTTTTTGTGACGGTTTTTCAAACCTCACGACATTTTGAGCTTCCCTCTTCCGCTCTGCGATGGAGCGGAAGACACCCACCGCGAGCAACACGGAACCGACAACAATAAGAATTACATTCATTTTCATTACATAGTGAATTTTGCCACAAAGATAATAAAAATATTTTTAACAAAACATTAAAATAATACATAAAAAAATGGTCTAAATATTTGGTAATGTGGAAATTATTCACTATCTTTGTGTAACAAAAGGGGAAGATAAGAAAAGCCCGCCTTACTCCTCTTCACAGATTTTCAGCGGGCGACATTTAATCGTGCTACAAAAGTAGCGAAAATTATTCAAATATGAAAACTAACGTTATCACCATCAAGAACGCGAACGAAAAGACCATGCAGGATATAGAGAATCAGGCTTACCGATTAAGCGAGCGCAACTGGAGACGCCGCAATGTGTGGGAGTCTTCAGAGGCTTCAAAAGCGGCAAAAAATAGCCGGGATAAACTAATTGACAAAGCGTATCTAAATGCTGCTGCAAAGCATCTTACCGAAAAAGCCCGCGCAATCAACAGTTATTTGACCGTTCGCCCTTTGCATGATGCTTTTTGCGTGGTTCTTGAATACAATTCCCCCTCTGTAGTGCAGTCGTTGAAATTCGCTTCTCCGTTCTGTATTGAATCATTTCTGGATAAACCCGACCAAGTTCTGGCAATTCTCAATGCATGAAACAGACCCTGAAACCCATACCGGGGCAACATACCAAGCGAGACCGCAAACGGCATAGAATCAGAGTAAAAACACACATAACGGATTGAAATTGTAAGAAAAATTTGAAAATGTAAAGGCTTGAAATCGCAAAAGTGCGAAATTTCAAGCCTTTACAATGGGGTTTGGGGGAAATTCCCCCAAGATACCGTAAGGATACCCCCGCCCGCCCTGATTTGAGAACCGCCCGAGACTCCTCAGAATAGCGGAATATGCATGAAGTATGCAAAGAATATGCAAATAATAGATTCCCGTGCACATCTTCCAGTTCCAAACACTCAGCTATGGCGCCCCGCCATCGGGGGCGTGCGGTAACGAGCCTATCGCGACTGAATGTCGCGATAGGCTCGTTCATTTCGCGATGGACGGTAATATTCCTTACATTAGGCTCAAGTAATTTTAACCACTCTGCCGTATGGTTCCTGGGCGGGTGAGACACGGAGTGCGGGCATGTCCGGCTGCGAGTGTGCCTGTCCGAGGGCTGGAGGTTGTCGCGTTCCGGCATCCCGTTGCAGTTGGGAGCAGGAGCGAGGGAGGTAAGCCGGACGTGCGACCGTAGGGAGTGCATCAGGCGTCTGACCGAAGCTCCGCGAGCATCTGGACGGATCAGATGACGGCACGCATGCAACCGGAAGACAATGCAATGGACTCGCGGCTGTGACGATGGGAAAGCCCCGGTGAGGTACGAAGGCGGGGTTTTCCCTGAGGAGCGGGCAAGAGTCGAATGCATTGCGAACCCGAAGGACTGCGGTACCGAGGAGCCGGGCTGCCAAACACTTCTGATGGGTGGGAATGTGGTGCCGGAGGCGAGAGGGCGGGATAGACACTGTGTGCAGCCGGATGTCGTGTCGTCTGCTGTCCGAGGGCTGCTGTCAGTGCTGCAAGCCTCCCGTCTGCAAGTTGCGAGACTTGGCAGGGCACGCAGCGCGGCGAGTGCCCGTCGGCAAGTGAGCATCTGCAGACGGAACAGAGGCGCGGCGTGGCACTGGCGGCAGGCTCTGCAATGGAGACGAAGATGCGATGAGGGGAAAAGTATCGGCGACGCAGGAGCCGGACGTTCCCTGAAGAGCAGCGAGTCTCGAATGCGGAGCGTACCCGAAGGTAAACAGCAGGGACAAAGACAGCGGCAAACTCCTCTTTCAGGGCGGGACAAAAGACAGAAGGCGGGGGTAATCAATATCCCGGAGGCGACGGTAATGTCAACACTCCAAAGGCGAGGGTATTCAATGTGTGTGTGACAGGGCTCAAATCCCTGTCACGTCGTATACGAATATGTTGTAAATGTCGCCGTCGTATAGTCTTTGAGCCTCTTCGGCTGCGTAGACGGGATCCGTGGCATCTATGTAGAATGTCTCTTCCTCAAGGTCGAAGTTCTGGACTACAACCTGGTAATAATGCCATTTTGAACGCCTGGCTCGTACGGCTCTTTTTGCGGCGAGTTGTCTTTCCTGCTGGTCGAGTGCGAAGGTGAAGAGGTCTGTCTGGAATGTAGCTGTCATGATTGAAAAGTTTTGAAGTGAAACATGCGGGCTGTGCCCTGAATTTTTACATTGCTTAAAGAGGGCACAATAGCCGGAGGCGACGCAGGAGCCTCGCAGGTCATGCAAGGGCCGGCGTGAAAATACTCTTTTGCAGAAAGGAAGATTTTCATCTGCCGGTTCATATACCCTTGCGACCCGGCTGTGCCCTACCTTTGCGATGGAAAAATCAGGCTGCCGCGCATGTGCCGGAACTTTTAATGACAGCGGAATCCGGATGACCTCAAGCCGTGTCGATGCCATACATGAGAATGACCCGGCAATCTTCACAGACTACCGGGCCGGTAAGAACAATATAATTACCTGTAGTTACTTGTCGATGATCGAGAGGATAGAGAGGATAGAGGAGAGAGGGAGGGCGGTGTCGTGCCTATTGTCTGCGTATGCGTCTGAGGATGTATTGCAGCAGGACGCGGATTGCTACAAATGCCAGGACACAGCCGATGCCGAGACAAACTGCCTTCCTTAGCAAGGTGGTGCCGGAGCCGGCGTTTCTTTCGATTGTGACGGGTATTTCTTTGTAGAGGGTGTCTGTGCGCTGGATTATGACTGTGTCTGCAATCTGACGGATCCGTTCGCGCCATCGGGTGACTTCCTGCATGACGGTGTCTCCGGCTACGGAGACGGTGAGCGTAACGGTGTCGCGGCAAACGAGGGTGTCTGCGCGTGCGGCTATATGTTCGCGGTCTGAGGTGGATGCCGTGTGGCTTTCCAATGGCACGTATACGGTACGGGTGCATCCTGCAATTGACAGTAAAAACACGATGCAGCTCACGGCAGAAAGCATCGAAAGCCCGTATAGCTTTCCGCATGTGTTCAATTTCTTTTTCATAATTTCCCATAATTTTACCATTCTTCTTTGTGTACGTCGAAGCAGGGGCATGCTTTTGGTGCGAAGTCGCGGTGACCGAAGACGCGGTCTGCGGGGATGCCGTATTGTTTGCGAAGACGGGTGACGAAGGAGTGCAAGGCGACTTTCTGGGCGTCTGTGCGGGTGTCGGCGTATGATCTGCCGTCGGCGGTTTTTCCTCCTATGTAGCATATTCCGATGGAGATGTGGTTCATGCGCTGCTGTTTGCAGTGTGCGCCGATGTTTGCCAGGGGTCTTCCTGTCTCGATCTTGCCGTCGAGGGTTATGACGAAGTGATAGCCGATGTCGACGAAGCCGCGGGCTTTGTGCCAGCTGCGGATGTCTGCGGCGGTGACGTTCCGTCCCGCCGGGGTGTCGGAACAGTGTATTACGATTGAATCTATGTGTCTCATGAGCGGTCGGTGAATTTGTAGTGGTAGTCTATTCCGAAGAGTGCGCCTACGAATGTGAGGATTTCTCCGAAGGTGACGAGTATGGAGGTGTGGATCTCGCCTTGAGGCGGGGAGAAGAATGCGCAGATGAGCAGGGCGCATCCGAGTGCTGTAAGGAATACGGCGCAGGTGAGCTGCACTGTCATCTTGTGGGTCTGTTTTTTTGATTTTGCCATTTTAAGTAATTTTAATACAGTGATATTTTGCAGGTTGAAAAGAAAAAACTACTTTTGTGTCAGGAATGCCTATCCTTGCCGAAAGTAAACTCAATCGAGAATTCAGCTAAGGAGTGGCATTCTTTTTTTATAGTATCCTGAACTTGTTTCCTGCCTTGTGGCAGAATGAGAATACAGTCCAGGGACCTGTGCTTCCCCGTGTTGTCCGGAAACGTATCCGGAACACTCCTATGCGGTGACCATGCAGTTTCTTTTGTCTCACCCATTTTGTCTTGTGTATGCTGCTGCCGTCCGCAAGGTCTCTTTTTATTCTGGTCTTTCTCTGAAGCTCGTATCCGTATATCCATCCAGCTTGTTCTCTGGCTGTCAGAATCAGTTCTTCAAGGGTGGTGATATCTTTGAGTTTACCGATTTTCAGCTCCGGGGCAGGTAGTGACGGTTCGGATGCGCGTATTCCGTTGACTGCGTGGATTGTGCCGTCCGCATGTTTTACAATGTAGTTAAGGTCACATCCGGTATAATTCCTCGGATTTGCCACGCAAAGCCTGAAGCTTTGCACAAATTCTCCGTAGGTATTCCGAGTAAAGCTTGCTGTAAGAATCTTTTTCTCTGTATCGTATACCACCGAATGAACGAGTTCCAAAAAAGAGTTGACCACAAGGTCGCCAGGCTGGAGCGGAAGGTCGGTGATCTCGGCACGTGCCGGCGGGACATGGACACGTCCTGTTATTCCGGGGAATATCTCCGGATCTATTTTGCTCAGGTCCCATGATGCCGTGAAATCTTCTTTCCCGAGGTTTATTCTGCCGGGGAACGTGAGCTTTATGTACCCGTTGTTGCGGTAGTATACGCCGGGTTTCGCTCCGAGCGGGAATGTCCCTCGCTGGAGGAATGGCGTAGATTGAAGAGTCCGTGTCTGCGTTCCGGATCCGCTGCCGGCGGCGTGAATGTCGGTGAGCGTGATTTCGGAGTCGCCGTTTTCCGGCATGGCATCAATGGAGAAACTCCATACCGTGCCTTCGTATTCGAACAGGGCGTTGCCTGTTATCTGCCAGTATGATTGTTCGTCTTCGCGGAATCTTGAGAAGAATGCGGGGAACCGTCCTATGACGGTATCTCCGGAGTGCAGGAAAACGGGTGCGACGTATTCGTTGCATCCTATCCCGTCCATGTTGTCTATGACATAAAACATCTCCGCGATGTCGAAAGCTCTGTCGAGCCAGATTTCGGGACCGCTTCCGGCATCTATGAATTTTTCGTTGTCTATGTTGATGTCAATATATTTGTTTGACGCCCCCATGAATTTCATGAGTACCGGAAGGTCTTTCTCTGTGATCCGGTTGAATTCCTGTGAGAACGTGACCGGATCGAATGAGAAGTCGGAGGAAACGGGGATGTCTATCTGTCTGAGAGGTGTGGAGTCGTACAGTATCTTTCCGTCCTCGCGGAACAGGAAGTTTACGCGCATCATGTAAAACCGCAGGTTTGATGCGGTGCAGTCTGAGGCGACTGCCTCGATCTGAATGCGGTTGTCACCGGCTGAAGGTGAATACAGTCTGTATGTCGAGATGTTGAGCCGGATGTCGTTCCCTTTGGCGTTTGTGGATATTATCGTTCCGGCGATGCTTCCTCCGGCTGCGATGACGGATTTTGCTTCGGACACTTTTTCCCGGTCGGCATCCGATGAGAGTTCGATTCCGCTCAGTGCCGGAGAGATGTGCATGTTTCCGAAATTGCATACGAGTCTTGAAGATGCGAATTCGGTGATCTGCCGCAGTGCTTCCGCGGCGGCACCGGCGGCATTTTGGGCGTCGGTCACGGCTTGCTGACGTTCTGCGGCGTCTTCATCGACGATGTCGATGATGCGTTTGTATATAGCGGCAAGCTGTGCCGGGGTGATGGCGTTTTGCCGTGATTCGTTGAGCAGTGCCTTTATAAGTTCGCGTGTCAGTTCGACTTTTGTATTCTGTGGCATATCGGGATGTTTGAAGTTTGACGCAAATGTATGATTTGCGTCCGTGGTTAAAAAAGACGTGAATCATGTGTCAGATACGGTTGCCGATGCTCTGAGGTCGCGGTCGGAGAGTGCGTTCGAGACTATGCCTATGTATTGCTGTGAGAGGGATTCGCCGAGGAAGTCGCGCAGGTTCATGACGGAGCCGTAGTATTTTTTATCAAACCACCGGCGTGCCTTGCGGACTTTCGCTCTTCCGATGTCTCCGGGATTTCCGCGCGGCGTCTCCTTGCCTGTCCCGTAGTTCTGGAATATACCGTAGGTCACGAATTGCTGCTCAAGCTGAAATTCGTTCGCATCCTTTCCGATGTCTGTCTTTGTCCCAAGCAGGGATTTGTACAGCAGACCGGAGTCTACTACTTTTAACAGGGAGATCCGTTCGCGCCATATCCTCACCATGGTGTCGTTGAATGCGGAAACGAATTTCCGGCGAGCTTCGACAGATGTTTTTTCTAAGTTTTCCATTCGACGGTGTTATATCGCATGTCAGTGTCGACATCTACTGTTATCTGGAAGAAGGCGCACGCCTGACCGGTGCAGAAGTAGCGGTCCATTTCAGAGAAGCCGATGCGCGGGTCTATGTTGATCATTTTCTGTTCGAGTCTTGTCTTCTCACGGATAAGTACCGACATGAACTGTCTGAAGATCTCGTGTATGATGGAGAAGCATGCCGCGCGTGCCGCCATGTCGCCGGGTGCGTGTCTCATTGCCATGTATACTGCCTTGACCATGCGCCGGTGTGGTGTGTTGGCGATGCTTGAGTATCCTTCGGAGGTGTCATCGACAGCTATGATGTTGGGATGCCCCGACGCCTGGCTTATGGCATCGAGGAATCCCTGCAGACCGGATACGCTGGCGAATCCGAAATTGAGGTCGCAGGCGAGCCGGTTTCTTTCCGAGAGAGACCGGAAGAAATCGGTTGCAGACCATGTTCCGTCGTGTGTCATTTTGTCTTTGCCTTTAGTTCCTGATATTCGCGAGCCTGCGAGTCGAGTTCGACAAGCGCCCTCCAGCATGGCATGGAGAGGATTTCTTCCTCTCTGGAGATGTCTCCTTTTGTGAGGGCGCGTATCTGTGCGTTCATCGCATCCTCTATCTGTTTATGGGATGGTAGAGTTCCGGAACCTGCGAGTGAGTTTGAATCTGCCGGAGAAAAGAAATGGGGGAATTTCTTTACGAAGAAGTCTTTGACCGAGGCTATCCAGTGGAATACGGCGGCAAGTTCCCATTCGCGGAACGGGCGGTGCGGAGACGGCACAAGCATGTCGGCGATTCTGCGGATGAGTCCGAGGTCATAAGTCTGAAGATACCCTTGGTAGAGGTTGTCTACTGCGATGTATGTTTTGAAGTCGACATCGGAGAAGTCTGCATCCGTCGGTCTGCGCCATGCGATCCGGTCGGGTCGCCATGGGCGTGCCGGGGGGAAGAGCGTCCAGTCGAGATGACGAATCGCTCCGGCGATCTGCGCGGCATCGATGCGGAAGATTGACCTACCTAGTTTGATCAGGAAGTCACCGGATTCGTAATCTTTTGTTATGACGTGGAGTCCGGCGAATCTGAGAAATGCGAAAGTCTTGAATTCGACTGAATTCAGTTCGGGGTTCTTTGCCAGAGTCCTGAACATCCAGCGTGATTGCGCTGCCGTGAGTTCGGAATATGATTTGGGGACGAATATTTTCATATGCATAAAAGATAAAAACGGTTTTCAGAAAAAGTATCCTCCGGATTTTTTATTGTTCCGGAATACGGGAGGGTCAAACAGTCGCGCAGTGGCGGATGAGTGCCACACAGCGAATGCGTCCGGATCTGAGCGTATAATTTGTACGATATGTCTCATTTTGTCCGGATCCAGGGAAGATTCCGGTTCACGTAGTGATTCGGCGATTGCCGACCGAAGAACATACAGCAGGGATGAGTATTCCGTGATATACAAATCCGGATAGTCTTCGCTTCTCAGCACCTCCAGAAGTTCGGGAGAAATATAATGTTCCGCGATATGGTTTTCGCGTGCCTTTATTTTGCTGACAAGATGAAAGACAAGAGCGGTATCGTATGATGTGTGAAAAAATTCTATGATCTGCCCGAGGCACTGGAAAACTGTTCCGAGCCAGAAGTTTATTGCCGGGTATGATTTTTTCCATTCCTTTCTGATTTCATTGAAAGGGTTTTCTTCATAAGGAAGAAGCTCATAAGCGGTAATTGTGTTGACAAGATTGTCTGCTGAAAGTATCGTCTGACGGTCGAGGGCGTTACGGAATTCTTTGGAACGTTCGGCGGAAGCCGGTGCCATGGAGTCTGTGTTGACAACGGCGAGACCGTTGGGATGCATTGTGACATCGAGCAACGGAGCGGCAAGGAACAGTGCCCTTGATGCGGTGATGCCATCGTGCATGGCGGTCAGTTCCGGGAAACCCTCAAGGATGCTCCTCGGCGAGACGTGTGTGTCTGTCCATGCCGAGGCGATGTCGACGGAGGGGGAGATCCGGTCGATGAGTTTTGTCTCGTTATATCCGGTGGCGATGAAGTTAGGCAACTGCCGGAGTAAAATTTCGTCTGTCATGATTTTTCTGTCAGGAGAAGGATTTGTTGAAAATATCGTTGAATATCCGGAAGCCGGATCTGGTAAGCCTGATGACACCGTAGGATCCGGAGATTGAAAGGGTTAGCTTCAGCTGCTGCATTTCATCGCCTGAGGAACAGATGGATGCGTTTGATGATGTTATGACGGCATCGTGAACGTATGCCGTCCTTCCGGACAGCAGCACTGTCCTGACCTGAGGCGACGTTCCGAGAAAAAGGTATTGCGACAGGGATTCGGCATCCATCGGTTCAGAGGTAATCTCGACGGAGGAATCCGCCGTGAGATCGTAGCCTGCCGGCATGCCTCCTACATAGGCTGTCTCCGCTTTCTTTTCGTCCTTGATTTGCCATGAACCGAAAACCGGAACCACACATTCAAGATTGAAGGAGTTGCGGCAATATATCAAGGCTGCCGGAATTATGCGTGAGATAAAGAAGTCAAAAGTCCTGTCTCCGGCGCGGACACGAATCATTGTCGGGATGAATTCCGATGAGGCATGAAAGGAATCGACGGCTTGCCGCATTATATCCCTGACATCGATTACGATAGTGTTGAACCCCTGTCTTACCGTGAGATCCGCCGGGATCGAGAAAGATCCTGAATCGCTGTAAATCTCGAAAAAGCAGGATCCGGTTTCCGGCACCGGCACCGGCTCGAAGAACGTGAGGGTTCCCGAATACGATTCCGGAACATCAAGTGAGTCAAAATCCGACAGGAAGGATTGCCGCAGAACAGAGTCCGCAGGTTCAAGGAATCTTGCGGATGAGAAGATTACCGATGCGTTCCTGGTTCCTATAAGAACTTGGTCAGGATCGTACCAGCATATTTTTACATCCGCATATGCAAGGTTGTGACACTTCATGTGCGTATGTATGATGTCGGCAATGTCAATTGCCCGGCAGGCGTTGCGTTCCGAAGTGCGGTAAGAAGCTTTGAAAATTACTTCCCCGAGTGTTTCCAGCGAGATAAGGAACGAGTCGTATGAATACGAATCTTCGAAATCCAAGTAAACTTCAGGGACGGAAGAAGAGAAATACAACCCTCCGTCTGATAGATAATTGTTGGTCATATGTAAGATAATTAACACACAAATGTATAAATAATTACACAAAACTCCAAATATGTGTGTCAATCAGTAAATTCCGCCTGAGAAGAAGAAGCCGGTGCCGGAGGAGCGCGGGAAGCGTTCACAGCCGATATAGAGGTTGTCGAACGCATCGGTGCCGTCTGTCCGGAGTTCGAGACGGTTTTCTTCAGTCTCCTTGAGTTTTTCGCCGGATTTGTTTTTCCGGAAACCGTTCCGTCCCCGTTCGACTTCGGCGGTCTGGATTGCGAGAATCAGGTCGTCGTTGTTCTGACGGTTGAAGAATGGCTCGAGGCGGTTCCGACCGGCGAAACCCTCGTTGATGAGAAGATATTTCTCATGGTGCTTCATGGGTGCTCCGAGGTATATTGAATCGACCGACCATCCTCTTTTTTCGAAAGATGAAACGACGACTTTGTGAAAGTCAAGGTCATTGACCGCGTAGTTTGATCCGAGGGCGGTTGCGTCATAATAAAAGATTATTCTTTTATTGCGGTGGAAGATGTAGTAGTCGCAGAAATCGGCGACGAGTTCCGTGATCTTGCGTTCGTATTTTACGTAGAAGGATTTGATGACGTTGAGTCTGCGGTTTTCCCTGTCCGGTTGACCAGCCACGATCCAGTTTATGTTTGCGTTGAAGTCCATCCCGATGCATATCGCCGCGTTCGGGTCAACGTCTTCGTCGGATCTTGAGTCCATGTCTGCCGAGAAGTCGTTCTGATAGAAACGTTCCTCGAGGTAGTCGTAATCGGAGGCATCGTATTTGTGTTTCTCTCTCATCGAGGAGTAGAAGCCATCCTTTGCAATTCCGAGGCGACGGCAGAGTATGGATGTCTGGAATGTTTTCGGAGTAAGATCCCGTTTCATTTTGCGTATGTAGTCTTCGCCCAAAAGAGCGATGTTTTCAATGGATGAGTATTCTTTGTAATAAGTCGCCTGAGAGCGCAGCCGGTTGAGGTCCCGGTCGAGGCGGCGCAGGTATCCTTTCAGGTATGCTGGCGGCTCGACTCCTTTCTTTCTCATGCCGATGATGCGTGAGCGTATTTTCCAGTATTCGTATATCGCCCCTTCGATGACTCCGATAAGTTTCGGATCCATCTGTTCGCGGTATCTGAGGAACCAGGAACCTTTCTGTGTCTGCGGCATGTCCGAGAGCACCATCATCGAGTTCCAGCAAGACTTGTGTCCGAAGTCTGCCTTGATACCTCCCAGTGCGGGGAATGTCTCGCCTTTTAGTTTTTCGTAATCGATGAACCTTGCTTCATCGATGAGGAGCCATGAGAGAGTAAGGGAGTTTGCCGAGTAAGCGCGATCCTGAGACAGGATGTATGCGAAAGATCCGTTGCAGTAGTGGATGAGGTGTTCGTTCTCGCGAGGTTTTATAATCGGGTCTTTGAAGAATTTAGGAGGTTTGCGACCTACGACATAGTGGATGCCTTCACGGTATCCCCACCGTTCCCATGCGGCGAGCATTCCGGGGATGGTGTTTGTCAGACCGTGTTTGAAAGTAGGCACTACTATTCCGCCTCCGGAACCGGGCATGCGCTGCATGTTGCGCAATGAGAATGGGGAGGCGATGGAGTCTGTCTTTCCTGTGCGGCGTCCGGCAACTATGACAGATGTGCGTGCGGCTATGAGCTGCACGCGTCGCTGAACATCGTTGAAGTATATGCGGTTTTCCATGTCTATGCGTCAACTGGGTCAAGTGTGTCCGGATTTTCCGGAAGCGGACCGAAAAGGTTGTTCTCGTCCAGGTCCGCGTCTTCAGCCTCGATATCTTCTATGTCAGGAATTTCCTTGATATATTTTTCGGTAAGCTCGCGGATACGTTCCCGGATGTTCGGAATCTGTCTGATTCCGAGAACGGAGGGATCATCGGTCGGTACAAACGGCTGCGGGATGATCTGGTCAACCGGGATGTCGGATTCATCCTCTTTGTCGATGTTGAGGTATCTGGCGTAGTTTGCGGCAGCCTGAGCCATTGATCTTGCGTCCTTGCGAGCTTCGGCGATCTCGAATGTGCGCAAAGTCATCTGGCGGAAGCGCCATCTGTCGAATTCTTTCGATGAAGAGCTCAGATGAGGCAGCAGCGCCTTAACTATCGACAGGTCCGAGTATGCGGTAGGTCTCGATATGCCGAAGCGTGAGACGCATTCGGAAACAAATACCGCGTCTTTTGCAGCGGGGTTAGAAAGAAACCACTGGTGCATTTCTCGGACGCGTTCGATTTTTCTTGCGAGAGCGTCGGGATATTTTCTATACAGTTGTTCGGAATCTGTATAGAGGTCGTTGCGGCATGCTTCGAGTCCGGAGTCGTACATTTGTAAGTTGTTATGAGGTGTCAGATGTAAACTTCGATGTCATTGATTTCATAAATAAACACATCGCGGATCCTGCGTATGTTCGGCGGTCTGTCATCGAAAAGGCATTTAATATTCCGTGTACCTGTGAGGTAGTCGTATCTTAGAGACACGGCACGGTCGATGTGCCGTATCTCTCCGGCAGCTGTAAGGAAGGAAACGGAAAATTCGTTTTCTTCCATTATGCGCCGTGCCGTGGAGATGTGTATCGCATCCATATGTGTAGGGATCATGAGCCGGGGTTAAGCCTGGCGTCCGAGTGCTGGTCAAGTGTTGTCAACTGTATGAACGGGCATACCGGCTTTGCGCCTTTCCAACCGTTGAACGCTATGATAAGCCGGTGAGGCTTGAAGAGCATGTCGCGGTATGGTTTCTGAGCCGCCTGAGCGATGGTGTGAAGTTCCCGTTTGTCGGATCCGGAGTTGTTTGACTGGGATTTGCCTGGTACGGAGCCGACAAGATTGCTGTGCACGCGCATCGTAAAGCATATCATGTTCACGGCTTCCTGTATGTCTGTAGACCAGTCGCCGCCTTCTTTGGAGTCGTCGATCTTGTGTATGACGACATCGTGGTTTTCCCTGCCGTCGGGTGTGACGTAGTATTGAGAGAACCAGACTTTGCCGGAGTTCTCGGCTGTTGTCAGGAAGTCGATGATGTTCTGTTTTTCTTCGACAACGCGTTCTTTGCGTTTCTCAAGGTCTGTTATTCCTTCCGCCTGAAAGAGCCTTTCCCAGTATGACGCCGAAATCTCTATATGGTATTTTATGGGCGCCGAGTTCCCGATCTTGGCTTCCTTGGCGATTCCGATGAGCTGCTTGATGTTGTACCATTTTCCTTTGAACAGAGCGGCGTAATATGGAATCGGATAATATGTGTTGTCTACGGTGGGTATTCGTGAGACGACGGCGAATCTGGAGTCTTTCGAGCCTGCCGCGATGCGTGCCCTGAGGTCTGCGAGAGGCGCGCGCCTGTCGAGCAGCGGTATGGTCTCGATGTCTTCTTCAGTGAGACCTGGAAGCCTCCAGTTCGCATAATATACGTATGGGATGCAGCCGTTTCTGTCGGCGACAGAGAAGCGGCAGTAGCATGCCTCGCGTCTTGCGACAGAAGCGATTGATTTCCTGTCTTTGGAGAGAATGACGACCGAGACCGCGAAGCCGAACATCTTGAAGTCCTGGGACTGTCCGAAGAATAGTTCGGGAAGGTCGTTAGTTTCGCAGAAGTCTTCGATGCGCTGCTTCATATTGAGGTCGCATGCCATAGTGTCGTATTGCAGACCGGCGCCGTAGCATACTTCCGAGTTGAAGATATTGCAGGTCGCCAGAGTCTCGTCTTTTTCAAAGAGTTCCATGATGTCGTACGGCATCATGTCATCGCCGCCCCACGGGATGTATTCGATGTTGTCTGAAATGTGGCGCGGAGATATTTCGCGTTGTTCGCGAAATACCTTCGATGAGTCTGTAATAAATGCTGCGTTGGCTTTGGCAAGCGGGATGTATTCTACAGAGTTGAGCATAGCGTGAGTCGGGTTTAAAGTTTGTCATTCGTCATCTTCCATGTCGAGAAGGTTCTTTCGTGTGTTGTCGAGAGCGAGGGGCGATCCTATGCGGGCGAGCTTCATCTCCTGTGTCCTGAGCTGTACTTTGGAGAGTACTTTTCCGCGGTGGTATGCTTTATATGCGGGGCTGGTTTTGTCGCGTATGTCCTCGCGGAGAGTTTCCGGCGGGACATCGAGGATTACCGCCATGTCTGAGACAGGGAGGTATATCTGTGCCCATTCCTCAATTTTCTTCAATTCTTGATCCGAGTATCTCAT